ACAGGATCTTCAATTTTATTTATTTGTTCTACTGTTAGCATACGTTTTAATATGGGTGGTAAAGTATTATACACGGAAAGCTGAGTAAAACAAAGACTAAAGGGTAGACTTGGGACCCCTATAAATTAAGGGGGGAATCAATTAAAAGCAAACAGTTCGAGTTTCGATATAGTTCCTTTAGGGTCCCCTCTTAGGGTGGGTCCCGCCCACATGCTTTTCTCTAAATACAACCTGAAGAGGTATGCAGTATATGCATAGGACAATGTAGGATAGGGTATGCAAGAACTGCAATGCTGTTTGTGCATACCCCTTTGTCCCTTAACGAACTCTATTGAGTCTTGGCAATCTTCCTCTCTATTCTTCTCTCCATGTTATCCAATTGATTAACCATGAACCGTCTTCGAGTATTCAGATTTCTAATACCTCGGTTCGTGATCTCAATCATCAATCCCAAATGCGCTTTGAACAAAGTTGTAATTTGTTCATCGCTTGGATTAGAATTAAAGTACGGCTTGCCATAACTGAAATCCATAAATCTCACTCTGAATAAAAGTTCTGGAATTGTCTTCTCAGTTATCTCACTGATACCCGTTCCCATTAACATCCAACCAAGGATATCGGCTTGGTCTCTATCCTCAGCCTTGAAAGTTTCCTCGTTGTATTTACTCATCGTGTTGTAATGTACTATTAGTGACATACTATTTCTCCTCTCTTTTTTGTTGTCTTTGATAAAACTTGTCAAAAGCTTTTTCTGTAACTTTTGGAAAAATGTCTTCTACAAGTTTTTGTCCGAAATCTCTTTCTTCGGTGTTGCCGTGATCAATTAAAAAAGACCAAATCTCATTTGTTGGACTTGTCCATCTTTTTTTAAATTCCTCTAGAGTATATTCTTTCTCTCCAAAGTAATCGCTTAGTTTAATTGTTTTCGTCATATTATTCCTTTCGTTAAGTTAAGTCCATTATGCACAGCCATCCTATAATGTCCACTATTATTTTAATTAATTTTAGTGCCTGTGGATAACTTTGGCACAAGATGTAGTAGGTCCTTTTTCTTTTTTTTTAGGGTGGGTCCCGCCCACATGCTCTCCCCTCTACATTTTGTGTCAAGGTTTATTTCACCCACTACATATAGGACATACTACATGTAGTGGTTATAGCTTAACGACTATTCTTTAAACTGAAATTCTAATTGTTTCCCCCTATTGAAACTTTTTTCAAGTCTCTTACTATTTTGAAAGTCAATCGCTTCATTAGTTCCCTTGATACCAAAGTAAGCTAACACACCCACAAGGGCTATGCCTAAAGCATAGCCCATTGTGATTAGTTTTAAGATACTGTCTTCCATTATTTTACAGCTAACTGTAATAAATGATTAGGGACAGGCAAATCAATATTGACTGTGCTCATCTCTTTTTGAAGAGTTGAAACAGTTGAATTGATATCGCTTCCGGTGTGCAAGATGATTTCACACGCTGATTTTTTATCTCTTAGCACGTTATATACTTTATGATTGGCCTTAACAAATTTATAAGCCTCATCATAACAAGCATTGTCAAGCTTCTCGGTAAAGTATTCAGCGCCGTCTTGAGTAGCGTCATAACCGTCAAACGATCTTGACCAACCTCGAGCCTTGGACATACGCTCAAGCTTTGATTCAATCTTACTCATTTGCTCTCGGACATCGGACAGCAATTTATTTTCAGTTGATATTTTACTCAAAATAAAAGCCTTATACTTTTTATCAGCTTCCGATAGCTTTTTAAGATCACCATCAACGCCACATTGTTTTGCCATTGTAGGTGATTTTTTATCAGCTAGTTTTTGCGCTTCACTTGTGATTTCAGTCTCAAGTGCTTGTCTCTTATCATAAAACTTGTTTTCAATAATTTTATTAAAGAAATCAAGTTCGTTGCTTCGTATTGGTTTCATGTCGTATTCCTTTTGTTAATTGTTAAGTTATATCTCTTATAGGATATTGTTGGATAGCTGTAAAGAATTAATTTGGCCTTCTTGTGCCTGTGGATAACTTAGACACAACATGTAGTGTTTAATTTTTTTCTTTTTTTTGGGTGGGTCCCGCCCACATGCTCTTCCCTCTACATGTTGTGCCTGTGTATAAGTTAGACACTAAAACCTTAAATAAATTAATTTAATGCTTGATTATCCTAGAATAACCTATATAGTGTATATCTAACATAAAGTTAGAGAAAGGACGAAAAATGACAAAACCAAAGATGTTTCGACTCTCTGTCGACTTTGCTTCCAAAGAAGATATGGAAGCTTGGGCGGCAAGCACAGAGAAGAGACCTTATGTTATCGGGCAGCTAGATGCCTTTGATAACATCTCTGGCGCTTACACGATCAAGCGTCACAAGGTGGTAAAGTTTCTGGATGAGGATGCTCCTCTAGAAACAGATCTGCACCCTATTGCACAAGGCATTAGGTTAAGCAGGTTAGGTTAATTAACTTAAAACTAGGGGCGAGAAATCGCCCCTGTTTTTTTTTCTTTTTTTCTTGGGTGGGTCCCGCCCACATGCTCTTCCCTCTTTTATGGGTGGGTCCCGCCCACATGCGCTGCTCGCCTGCAGGTTGTAAATAAATTAATTTAATGCTTGACGTATATCCTATAATAACCTATAACTATATTTCGCCCTTTTGGTCATTACGGCGATAAAAACTCAAATGATCACGGGACTAGCACGCTCCCGATATAGCAAGTGCTGTCGCAGTTGTAGGTTGCTAGACTTTAAATGGAAACCTTCACGGGTCTACCTGTGGGAATAGATGCTTAGTTCATCTCAATGCATGGGTACTGATCCTTGGCCACTTGACCTTGTTATGGTTAACCCCCGAAAGGGTCTTCGGCAAGTGGCTTAGGATCGGAGTACCGATTGAGCAATGTGCTCGGACATGGCGTGGGGATAGACTCCATTATCTTACCTGGGAACGGGAGGCACCAGGGTATCACCCACCAAGTCTTTTTTTTTCAAGCGCTTCCCCCCCGGGTGGGTCCCGCCCACAAGCACCTCTCACAAAAAACAAGGGTGGGTCCCGCCCACAAGCTCTTCTCTTTTTTCTTGGGTGGGTCCCGCCCACACGCTCTTCTCTGTCCGCGGGTAGTGTATAGGAAATTCTAGGACAAGTCAACAAGTTTATTTTGATCGCGGCCCTTGCATCCTGGACATAATAGGATATATAAGATATATAACAAAAGGAATACAATGAAAGATATGAACACTAAAAAAGCATGGGACCTAGTAGGCGGCTTAAGCAAGCCCGGAAAAATGCCCGGCTGGGCAATTGGTATACCGGCCAAAGAATGTAACACCGGATCCAAACTTCGATTAATACCCGGATCCGTTTGTAGTACTTGCTACGCGTTAAAAGGCTGTTATGTTTTTAAAGTTGTACAAGATGCTCAATATAGAAGATTGAAGGCAATTAAAAACAGATCATGGGTTGTTGCAATGGTAACTTTGATCAATTCAAAAAAATCTAAGGTTTTTAGATGGCACGATTCAGGCGATGTTCAAAACCTGGATCACTTAATAAAAATTTTTGAAGTGTGCAGGCTATCACCATCCGTTAAGCATTGGATGCCCACCAAAGAAGCATGGGTTAAACCATACCTGAAGGACAAGCCCAAAAATCTAGTTGTTAGATTATCTTCAAGTATGATTAATCAGGGCCGTGTTAAAAGCTGGCCAAACACTTCAACAGTAGTTACAAAAAAAGCCAGCTGCCCGGCGCCAAAGCAGGGCGGGCAATGCTTAGATTGTAGAAAATGCTGGAACCCAAAAATTAAAAATATTAGTTATGGCAAGCATTAGATCTAAACATAATAATTTATTAAATTATTTCATTTGCAATCATAAAGACCTATCAAAGGCCTACGTCCGCAAGTGTGAAAAATTCCTAAACAGGAACAAGAGGGCTGGAAGTATTCCTCCAGCCCTCAAGCAGAAATAGAAAAAAAGGGTGGGTCCCGCCCACAAGCACGCACCAAGGTCACAAGCCACAGGTCCATGTTCCACGTGAAAAAAAAAAATAAGGGTGGGTCCCGCCCACATGCTCCTCTCTGTCCGCGACACTTTGTCCATTGACCTTGGATCTAGGATATTGTAGGACTTTAAACTTTTTGTAGAAATTTAAAGCTTGACTCGAGGCCCGTGGCTATGGGTTCAGCAGAACCGGCCACCAGTTCTTCTATCTGGTGTCCCTCATAAAGTTTTATGGCTAAAGGACCGAGGGCCTTTTGCATGATGAAACTATTGTGTGGATGTCGAATATGGAAGCCAATTTGGTGCGGAGAGAAACGAATTTTTTTAGCCTTAGTTAACTTTAATTCGATAGTGAAAAAGTGGCCAGAATTATTATACACCAATAGATCAGGAGTCCCAAGTGCAGCACTATTTTCCACGCGTGTAAATGATAATTCGCAATTATTTTTAATGTTGAACGCTTTAATTTCATGCCAAAATTTAGTCTCACCTTTAATCATTTTTTAAGCTAAGTGAGGTGTATTAAAGCTAATCAATTTTCTTCATAACTTCACCCATACTCCATTTGGATTTATAGGTAGTTAGAACTAAACGATGAGTCTCCCGCACTCCTAACAGTTTGTTTTCCATCAACTTAATATCTTTGATGTCATACATTTGACCGTCGGGCATACAGATTTGGACTCTTGCTTCCTGGGCAACCGGAGATTTAAAAAACTTATCCAGCGCCATTCTAAACATCTTTCCTGTAACCATTGTAGCTTGAATATATACCAAAAATATATTATATTGCAAGCATGGGTTTACCAAAAAGACTTACAGAAAAACAAATTAAATTTGCTAACTTAGTTGTCTCAGAAGAAGGCAGAAAAACAAATACTGAGTGTGCAGTAGAAGCCGGATATGATGAGAACTCAGCTTATGTATCGGCTAGTAAATTACAGAATCCTTTACTCTATCCTTTAGTCACTCAATACATAGGAAGACTCAGAGCAGAGAAGATAAAAAAATATGATATTACTTATGAGAAACATTTAGCAGAACTAGGTAAGATTAGGGACGAGGCTCGTATCAATAAGGCCTGGAGTGCTGCGGGTAATATGGAAATAGCCAGAGGTAAAGCCGGTGGTTTTCAAAACAATACCAACTTACACCTACATAAAAATTTAGATAACGCAGATGAGTCCGAACTGGACAAAATGTTAGAGCAAGCCTTGAAGAATTACAAACCTATCTTTGATAGCAAAGCTGAAGTTGTTGAAGCTGAGGCTGAAGATATTAAAGAGTAATTTTCTTAATAGATTTTATTACTGCAGTAGGAATTATACAAGTGTTACCAATTGTTTCAAACGTAGGCTTATCTTTATTCAAAATATAATCAGTAAATATTCTAGTGATTCCTTTACTTTGACTAAGTAAGTAACCTTTTGATACACATACTGGTAACTCTTCTTTTTTTAAATCTTTAGTATTACTCCAACCTGCATCGCCTTCAATATCCAACCATTGGATCTCTACAAATGGATAGGCAGATATATCATTACCCAAAGCTTTGGTGTTAAGAGGGATAGTTTTTTTATTTTTAGTTCTCTTCTTTTTCATAATCTCACTATATCACGTATAGGTTTTTTCTCTAGGCAACTTTTTTATAAAAAAACATTTCTTATGCGCGCGTACGGGTTTGCTAGAAGTGTTGGTATTAGCCAATAATAGTATTTTGTAACCACTGTAACCACATTGTAACACGATTTTGTTACAAAATTATCGTCTATTAGTGTTGGTATTAAAGAATAATAGTGTTTCAAAACCGATTGTAACCATTGTAACCACGATTTGGAAATTGAAAAACAAAAAAACTTTTCTGGCAAATAAAGTCTATACATAAAAAACTGCCTTATTTCAGACACAATCTACGCAATATTCCTTGTTTTTGCTGCTTGTCCAGCCATATAACGAATTGTTACAATCTTTTGCCTTACAAATTGTAACACCTTTGCCGTGGTCCTTGGTCTTTTTTTCTTCTTTCTCAGTCTTACCACCAAAGATTCTGTTCCAAGACTCGGTATAAGCGTCATTACTAGGTCTAGATATACCATCCCAGTCTTTAGCTTTCTTTAAACTGGCATTAAACTCTTTCTTACTTGTTGTCATAACACTCCTTTCTTTAATGTACTGTTTGTATAACATCCCACTCTGGTACTACACCATACATACGATAAGTTAATTGTTTAAAATCATATAAATCCAATTTATCAAAATTCATCTCAGGTAATTTTTGTCGTAGTTGTTCTCTCACATCCCACCATTCTTCTGGAGAGAAATTTTCTAGACCAGACCTAACTTCGTCATAGGTATAATCTTTTATTACCATTTTTATCTGTTTATGTAGTTGAGTAGGAGTAAGTATTTTCTTTTTTCTAGTCATATTTTTATTTTATCATATTATAGTTCTGTTTCAAGTACTGCTATAACCTCGTCAGCCGTACGTTCTCTGTCAGTTACTACAATAATTGCGTCTTTTATCTCATCCACAGTATATTTTTTAGTATTTCGCTCAATTTCTACTTCTAATTTTAATTTGTCAGTTTGCTCAGTCATTTATTCCCTTTCATTTTTCTATTTTATATTGTGTTATCAATGATATTCTTTTTTTATAAGAATCCGTAAAACTAAGTGGTGCATGATATACATTAGAACCCCATGAAACTATTCTATTTGGTTTAAATCCAATATGACTATTTAATACATAATTATCTTTACCTTTTGCTGTATAAAAAGCTGTTCCACAATGAATATCTTCATTTCCATCAATGTATATAATAGTTTGAAAATTTGTATTATCATTAGAATCATTATGAGCCTCAACTTTATCGGATTTTGCCACTAAAGAATATTGACATAAAGGTATGTTTAAAATTTTTATTTTAAAAAAATCAGAAACTTTTTTAGAAACAATATCACAAATCTCTTTTGGAGCATCTGTTGTAAAAAATACATGATTTTTGTTTCCAGAGTAAGCAATATTTAAACCACCAAACTTTATATTTGTTGCAACAGTTTTAATATAATTAAAATCTTTTTTAGAAAAGAAATTATCTTTTATTCTTATATCAAATTCAGTCATTTATTCCTTTCATTAGTTATAGGTTAATATAGGACTAGAAACCATTTCTGTCAACTATTTTTTGCAATTCTTTTTCTTTGTAGTATTGCCCTACTCTTGTCCACCATTCGTTCGCGTAATGTTTGAATTCTTCGCCTTCTACGCGAAACTCTTGGTATAAAAAATCTTTAGTACACATTAGAATAATTCCAAACTGTATGTTAGTTCCATAGATTTGGTTATGAGCAATTGCATAAGCTGCTAATTGTAAATAGTAATCCGTGATCCATTCTTTACGTTTCGGTTTATTAGATTGCTTGAAGTCTATGATAGCTTCCTTACCTTCGTAAATACCAGCGCCATCGGTTGCACCTGCGTACATATCCGGATAGAATAAGGTCCCTTCACTACACCATAATTCATCAATTTTACCGGTCAATCCCTGGTCCACGATTATTTTAGCCATTTTCATGGCCTGTAAGCCATTCTCAGTAAGGTCTATGATAAATTTGTCCTCCATGTAGTGCTCAAGTATATTGTGCATGGTAGTGCCTCTATGAGCCGCTTCCTTGGTAATCTTATCCGCAGCTTCATGGCCGATTCTATCCCTCCAGGCGCCCAATGACGCTTGCTTCTCCTTACTCTGTGTAGCCGACAATATAGTAGTCACACTCGGTAGTTTCTCTTCCTTCAAGATGTAATGACGTTTGCCATCTATAATTTGTCTTGAAGTCTTAGGGTAATGAAACTGTTTATTCCATTTTATTTTAGCTACTTCAGTCATTGCTTTCTCCTTTTGTTATTAATTTATAGGTGTGTTTTAAAATTGTGCTCATAGGGTCTATGTCTAGATCTTTAGTACATCCACTTAGCAATAGTATTAAGATGATATATTTAATCATTTTATTTTCCTGTTAAGCCAGTTTTAATTTTTTTTCTTCA